CAGTCCCCACGCTATCCCGGCTGAGCCCGAGATTGAACCCGAGCCCGACCCCGAACCCTCCATGAGGAGAATCTAGCATGGCCCGCGACATTCTCAGCGAATTCGGCCCCGAGGCCAAGTCCAGCGGCTCTAGGGCCTGCGGCGGCGTTAAGGAAGCCAAGGAACTTCCCTACTCGCCGCCAGTCGGCCCTAAGCACCAAACTACCGGCCCCGGCCTTGGTCACAACAACCACGGCAACGCCGGCACGCAGACCAAACGCTGATTAACTGGAGCGCACAATGACCACCTACACCGACCTCTGCAATCGTGCGCTCCAAATCCTCGGCACACGTACGGATGTATCCGATGCTGAGTTGGCCGGCAACCTCAGCAACGAGGCCAAGCAATTCAACCTCTGCTACGTCAACATTCGTCGCCGTCTACTCCGCATGGCCCCTTGGAATTGCTCAGTCAAGGGGGCCAACCTAACCTACATCACCTCCTCGCCGGGCACACCAGAGAACACCTCCGCCGCAACAACTCTATGGCAACCCGGCCAGCCTATCCCTCCTTGGGCCTATGAATTCCAATACCCCGTCGACTGCGTGCGCCCCTGCTGGATAGTCCCAGCGACTCAGGCCGGATTCGCTGGGGGCGTGCCGATCACCACCGCAGTCACTGGCGGCGCTGCTAGCTTCTGGCAAGGACCGCCCGTTAAGTACGTCGTCCAGACCGATACCTTCGTGCCAGTTACTGGAGCCACGGTGGCCAATGGTGGCACTGGCTACGCCGTGGGTGACCTGATCACCCTGGCAACTCCCCCTAGCACCAGCCCACCCATCGGTGCCCCCGCTCAGTTACTGGTGTTGACAGCCCCTGGCGGCGTGATCGGTACCGTCTCCGTAGTCAACTCCGTCTACACCGGCGACACAGCCAGTGCCAGCCCCGCAGTAATCGGCGGCTCGTACTTTGCTCAGCAAACCAATCCAGTCGCTCAGGGCAGTACCTCGGGCTCTGGCACCGGAGCAACCTTCAATCTGATCTATGGCTCAGCAGCCCCACAGCGCGTAATCCTCACCAACCAAGAATTCGCCACGCTAGTCTACTGCCAAGATATTGTTGACCCCAACATCATGGACGACCTATTTCAACAAGCCTACACCAACATCACCGGTGCTACCATCACCATGGCCCTCACCGGCGACAAGAAGCTAGTGAACCTCGCCATTCAAGAAGCCAACCAATCCATCATGCTAGCCAGGCAATCCGATGGCAACGAAGGCCTCACTGTCAACGACGTTACCCCCGATTGGATTCGCGTCCGCGGCATCGACTTCGTGAACCCCTACAGCGGCCCATTCAGTGGCGTTGACTGGGGGTCATTATGGCCCGCATACGGTTGAGGAGGCATTCTAATGCACATAACATATGGTGAGTTCTTCACGCCGGAGATTGACTGATGCCTGATACCGTAATACAGGCTTCGATGAATAGTGGCGAATGGAGCCCGAACCTATTCGCTCGCGTAGATATCCAGAAGTACCGCAGCGGCGCAGCCCTGCTGGAGAACTTCTTCATCGACTACCGTGGTGGCGCCAGCACCCGCCCAGGCACACGCTACATCCTCCAAGCCTACAAATCCGCTACGCCTGTCCGCCTAATCCCTTTCCAGGCCAGCTTTAGCATCGGCTACGCTCTAGAGTTCGGCGACCATTATATTCGCTTCTTCTATCAAGGTGCCCCGGTCCTTGAAGCCGCCCAAACCATCAGCGGTGCTACCCAGGCCAACCCCTGCGTCCTAACCATCACCGCCCACAACCTCAACCCCGGCGACTGGATTTACATCTCCGGCGTCGGCGGCATGACGCAACTCAATGGCAACTTCTACTCCGTTCTTGCTACAACCACCAACACTGTCACCCTTGGTGACCTCAATGGCAACAACATCAACTCCGCTGCCTACACCGCCTACACCACCGGCGGATCGGCCCAGCGAGTTTATACTCTAGCCTCTCCCTACGCGGCCGCTGATGTTGGTTTACTAAAGTACTCTCAAGCCACCAACGAGATGGTTATCTGCCATCCCAGCTATCCGCCGTATTTGTTGACTCTAATCTCAGCTACCAGCTGGACTCTATCACAAATCACCATTGGCACCACCTCCTTGCCGCCAACCAGCTTAGTCGTAACCTCCACCCTCAGCACCGGCACAGTCAACTATGCCTACGTAGTTACGGGGGTTGACTCCAACGGCCAAGAGTCCATGGCCTCAACAATCGGCGCCCTAGCCAGCAAGGCCGACATTCGCTCAGTCGCTGGCACCAACACCATCTCTTGGACCGCTTCGGCAACCGCCGTGTCATACAACGTCTACGAAGCCTCGGTAAGCTACGCTGGCGTTGTACCCTCGGGCATCAACTACGGTTTCATCGGCAATACCACCAACACCACCTTCATCGACTCCAACATCGGCCAGGACTTCTCCGTCAGCCCACCCATAGCCCAGAACCCATTCGCTGGTGGTGGGGTTGCGTCGGTGGCGGTGACCCTATCTGGTAGTGGCTACTCGGCCGTGCCTGCTGTGTCGTTCTCCGGTGGCAGCCCAACAACCCCGGCGGTTGCCACAGCCAGCCTGGGCTCAGTAACTACCCCGACCATCGGTAGCAGCGGCGGTTCCGCCTATAAAGTCAACGACACCGTTACGTTCTTCGGCAACGTGACGGTTAAAGTCACCGCGGTCAGCGGCAATAGCATCTCAGCCTGGACAGTTCTTAATCAAGGCTCCGTCACATCCGGCTCCGTTCCAACAGGTGCCACCGGGCAAATAGCAACATCCGGTAGCGGCCACGGCGTTACAGCAATCATATCCTGGGGCGTGTTATCTGTCACCGTAGATTCCTCCGGCTCCGGCTACACCTCAACTCCCAATGTTGTCTTCTCGTCCGGCGCCGCCACAGCAACCGCAACCCTAAGCGCCAACTACGCCATTAATCCCCAAGTCCCCAGCTTCTTCCAGCAGCGGCTTATTCTGGCCTCAACCCTCAACGCCCCCCAGACCTTCTGGATGTCACAACCTGGAGTATACTTCAACTTCAACACCACCAACCCGGTCGAACCCGACAACGCCATCACCGAGACCATCGTTGACGGCACGCTGCAAACCATCCAATCCATCGGGTCCGCTACATCGGGCATGCTGATATTCACCGACCGAGCCACATGGCTAGTCAACGGCGGATCATCCGGCTCAGCCGTCAGCCCATCCGCCATCGTAGCCAACAAGCAATCCTCCATCGGGGCCTCAGCAGTTCCGCCCATCGTGGCCAACTACGACATACTCTTTGTACAAGCTAAAGGCTCCGCGGTCCGCGACTTGGCCAACGTCTTCACCGGTTCCGACATCTCCATCACGGCCTCACATCTATTCTACGGCTACAACATCACCTCCTGGGCTTGGGCCGAGCAACCATTCTATGTTGTCTGGGCTGTACGGAATGATGGGGTGATGCTGACCTTGACGTTCTTGAAGGAACAAGAATTCATCGGCTGGTCACACCAGATAACCCAAGGCCTGTTCCAATCCGTCTGTGCAGTCACCGAAACAACCAGCGACGCCGGCACCGTTGACGCCGTGTACACCGTGGTCCAACGCACAGTCAACGGCAACACCGTTCAATACATCGAACGTGTCGCTGATAGAGTCTTCCCCAACGGCCTGTCCTCGGCTTGGTGCGTAGATGCTGGAATTCAATTCAGCGGATCGGCCACGTTGACCTTCCAAGGCGCCCAGCACCTAGCCGGGCTGACCGTCACCGGGCTCGCTACCGATGACCAAGGCAACGTCACCATCATCACTCCATTCGCTATGCCCACCAGCGGCCAGTTCACCCTGCCAGCCCCGCCCAGCCCAGCGACCGGTTACGTAATGGTCACTGTCGGCCTCGGCTTCACCTGCAAACTCCAAACCCTAGCGATCGACACCGGCCAAGCTCCCATCCAGGGCAAGCTCAAGAAAATCCCCGAGGTCGATGTCCGGGTCAAGGACACACTTGGGCTAACCATCGGCAGCGACTTCGCCCACCAAGTCCCAATGAAAGACCTTGTCCTTGGTAACGTCTCCTCGCAGCTAACCGGGCAATCTAACCAAATCATCACCGGGTTAACTTCTGGAGACGCAAGAACCATTCTGGACAATACCTATACCGTACCAGGGCAGTATTGTATTGGTCAATACAATCCCTATCCTGCTACAGTCCTCGGTGTATTCCCGACGTTGGTTATGGGAGATGTAGACTAATGTGGGCCGAGGTTAGGCGGATCAATGCTGGTGAGGCCATGGAGTTGAACCAACAGTGCATTGGGCTGGCCGGGGATGATTTGCTGGCCCTGCGGCTTGCAGCCGATCGATCTGACCCAGCCCTAGCCGTGTACATGGGCGAGGAATTGATGGCCTTGGTTGGCTTCATCCCCCTTGGCCTTATATCCAGCACAGCCTATGCTTGGCTGCAACCTACCTCGGGCATGACCAAGTTCAAGCTAGCCTTTGTGCGGGTAGGTCGTGAAATCTTCGCCGAGGCCCGCAAGCGCTACCCCATCATCTACGGTCATTGCTCGCTAGGTCCAAGGTCCGAGGCCTGGCTGAGGTCCTGTGGGGCGAGGTTCCTCGACACTGATGCCAAGGCCAAGCCGTATATTATTGGAGATACATAATGGGTACTCCGTCACAAATCGGCGGCTTAGGCCTGGGCGCCACGGCTGGTGGAAGCCTGATGCAGGCCTTTGGCGGGCTAGCGTCTGGATTCGCCAACAAGGACATGTATGACTACCAAGCCTCTATAGCGAGGCTTAACGAGCAGATTGACAAGCAGAACGCCGAGTTCGCTGTACAGCAGGGCGAACAACAGGCCCTGAAGGTCGGCATGCAAGGCCGGTTCCAGGCTGGCCAGATCAAGATCGGTCAAGCCTCGTCGGGGTTCGATGTCAATAGCGGATCGAACAAGCAGGTTCAGCAAAGCCAGCACAGTATGACTATGTTGGATACGGATATAGTCCGGTCCAACGCTTCTAAGACGGCCTACGGGTTCCGAGAACAAGGTGCGGTTGCCGAGGCACAGTCCAACCTCTACACCATGGCCGGGAACAATGCTATGGAAGCTGGGTTTATGAACTTCGGCACTAGCATCCTTGGCGGAGCAAGCTCCGTCTCCAGCGAATGGCTACGTGGTCAACAGATGGGCCTATGGGGCAGCGCCGACTCCAGCACCACCTACGCCAACCCCATGAACGCCCAAGGCTTCTCGATCGGAGGGGCTTAAGCAATGGCCTCGCAAGTTCCTTATAACCCTGTCCCCACCGAGGCCCCGCAGCTTGATCCGCTGCCCCAGGCCCATGTAGATACCCCCATAGCGGCATTTGGTGGCGCCACTGCCGAGGCCCTATCCCACATGGGCACAGTCGCTGAGGGCGCTGGCAAGGAGCTATTCGATCGCGCCTATGCGATGCAGGAGCTTAACGAACAGGCCAAGGCCGACAGCGCCTCGGCCGATACCATGGACAAGCAACTCCAGCGGTATCTACAGTACGATCAATTGCAGGGCCAAGCCCGAGTCGACGGCTACCAAGCCTACGTCAACGACCTTAAAACCATCCGCGAACAGGGCATGTCGGGCGTAACCAGCCCCTATGCCAAGATGCAATATCTCCGCGACACCCGCCGCAACGAATCCATGATGCTGTGGCATGGCGGGATGTTGGCTCGCACCGGTGGCGACGAGGCCGCTGTCAACGGCACCCATGCTGCTATGAATGCCTCGGTGGATCGTCTCGTTACCATTGACCCTAACAACTTCAAAGAATACGACGACACTATCGATGGTATGAAATCCAACGCGGCGTTGTTGGTAACGACTCAGTTCCATCTCAACCCCGGTGACCCCGGCTACGACGCTAAGCTCGGCGAGGTGTTGTCTAACAAAGCCGGGCTGGTCATTCGCGGCATGCTAGCCGGTGATAATCCTGACAAGGCCAAGTCGCTGTTGGATCACTGGAACAAGGCCGGGTTGCTCAAGGAGACTGACCTTGAGGAACTTCAGCCTCGGGTCCAGGATGCTGTCGATAACAAACTCGCTCACAAGTTCGGCATCCAGGCCTACACCGCCAATCCCGACAAAGACATCGACGACGTTGTTAAGCAAATCAAAACCGACGCCGAGAAGAAATACCCCGGCGATGACACCTTCGCACAGAACGCCATCCTCGCTGCCCGAGAACGCTACAACACCGAGAAGACTGCCCAGCAACGCTCTGAACAAGACAACTACCAAACCGCCTTCAACATCATCGACGGTGTCAACACCAACGGTAAAGTTCCAGTCACCTGGAACGAGGCCCTGCAGAACCGCGACTTCGCTGATCTAATCACCAGCGGCAAGCTCTCTCAGAAGCAAATCACCGATCTCCAACGCAAGGTCTTCGACAACAACTCCACCGATGGCTGGCGGCCTAACCCAACCGGCACCACCCAATACAACGAACTAGCCCGTATCGGCATGCTTCCCCAAGAAGCCTCCCCCAAGGAACTTGATAAGTTGCTGGGCTGGGACTTCACCGGCGACTCGATGACCAAGGAACAGCGCCAGACGGTGATGAAGCTCCAGGGCCAGGTCCTGAAAGCCCAAGGCGCACCCAGCAACATCTCAACTCTAATCAACACCCCCGAGGTTCGCAAGGTCATGGCCGACGAGGGGCTTACTGATAAGTCTGATCCGAGGTATAACCAATTCGTCACGGCCTTCGGCGAGGCTGTGCAGGGGTT